AGCTAGTTTATTAATGCTTATTAAAGAGTCATCTCCGTTCTCCATACCGTCAGAAACATATTCTAACACGATCTTACCATGCTCAACTCCAGTGCTAAAATCAATAACACCTGCTGCCTTGTTGATTGTGAATCTAGGGTTACGATTCGCGTCTTCTGTGTTTAAACCAAAACGACCTCCAATGTTGTAACCAAAGTACCAGTCCCCCTCGAATGACCATCCATAGTAACCGTTGTATGGCCCAGAACCAGTGTATAACTGCTTGTCTTGTCTTAGTATATCAAGCTTTGATGTTCCAGTAACAACCTCACCATTTGAATCAAATATAATATCTAAGTTATTATCTTGAAGGTACGCAGTTGCAGTTATTGCATTTCTACTCTCAACTAACGGAATCAAAACATTCCCCTTTAAAACAGATATTCTAACATAGTTAACGTAGTCTGGAGGAAGAACCATCTTTAGTTCTTCACCAAGCTCTAGCTCCATAACCTTAATGTTTCTAAGAGCGTCATAGTTTATCTCTTGTATAGCTCTTTTTGCATGAAACCTAACATTATATATGTCAACATTATTAACTAACTTATCGTTACCTACATACATCAACATAAAGTTATTTATTAAGTCCTTTAATGTAACGTACTGATAACTACCCCAGTTAGCATCTTGAGGGTTCGTCCCGTTATTAGTGTAGTACTGATAGTTAGTTATATATGGCATCTGTTATTGTGTTTGTTGTGCTGTTTGTACCTCTTCTGCCTTAGCGTCTTGAACCACCTCTGACTCTCTTATAGATAGACCAGCATATTGTAATATCTTTGAAACAAGATTAGGGAACTCCTCGTATGGTATCTCAAAGTCTTGATAACTTAAGTTTGTATTATCAAATATAGGTTCACCACCAGAAATAGTGTTATAAGTCCAAACTGGATCTTTAGGATATCTAACGTATCTTATCTGAACATTGCTTGGAGAAGTAGTAGCAGGGGGAACTGGCGCAACTACTGGATTCATCAATGAGTTCGGATAAACTGTCAATGAACCAGGAGTAGATCCAACGGCAGGATCTGACGTAAGAATATATGCTGGATAACTAGCTGTAGGTGCAGTTAAGTTTGAATTAATAAGATTTAATATCTTACTATGATCAACCCTATCTACCTCTACGTTATTGTTATATATTATTTTTTCTACATAATAACAATCTACAGGCATATTTAAAACTCCACTTACTGAGTTATACTGCATTGTCTGATATTCAGATAATCTATCTAGTGTTTCTGAAACTCTTTTAGCAATGTTTGAATATCCTTCACCATGGTAACGAGCATTCTGTTTGATTATAGCATTGCTATATTCATACATATACTTTTGGAATATATCTAACTGCGCCTGTCTAGCATAAGTATTGAACTCCATAGGAGTAATATAACCCCTATTGTCTTTGTTCAATATAAACATAACGTTGTTACGAACTTCATTGATCATGGAAATGCTTTTTACAAAGATAAATAAAAAAAGGCACTTTGTGAGAGTGCCTTTCTTAATGATAAGTAGCTATTATTAAGCGATAGCAATACCAGATACTGCAAATGGTAAACCAGATACATTGTAAGCTGGTTGAGACCATGCTGTTTGTAATGCAGCAATAACTGCATTTTGAATAGCATCTCTCATTTCTTCTGATCCTGCTCCAGCAGCAGCATGAGTAATTGTTGTTACTTTACCACCACCATAGGTGATAACAACAGTTGTTGTTGAGCCTTGCTCGATCAATTTAATGTCAGTGCAAGATACTAACTGATTTTGTTCAGAAGTAACAGGGATAGATAAAAACTTTTCCATTTTGTAAAAAATTAATGGGTGAATAATAGCACAAATATACTAATTTTCAGAGAATTTGTTTTCTAAGAATTTATATAGGTCTAATCCTTCTTCTGATTGTAAGTAAGCAGATAATAAGTATACTGGATCATCACCAAATGGAACAGTAAGGAGTTTTTTCTTATTGTCTTTTAGATTATAAAATATTTCTTTTTTATTGTTTCTAAATGCCAAATATCCATCAGACAATGCTCTAGCAGCATAGCTAGTAACTTTAATAGAAGGATCATTTACTGCCTCCATAAAGTCTTGAGGATATCTCTTAGCGTATAGCATCATATCTCTTCTGATTTCAGATACTTTCATTGAATCTACAGATCCACCTAACAATAGTCTAGCGATTGGCTCTAGCTCTTCAAATGGCATTTCTCTTGCAATTAACTGAGCATCAAGAACATCATACATTTGCTTAATCTCTTGTTGAGCATCTTTTTCTTGATCAAACTCAAAGAATTCAGTTCCATTTCCTGGATGATAATGTAAAAATTCCTGTAAAACTGGATTATTTTTAGGAACGCTTAATACGCCATCTTCAAAAATAATAGGTTCAATGATAACATTTTCACCTTGCTCATCTTGAAATGGAGAATTTGCATTTCTAGCATAACGAAGAGGTCTATTAGTATTTGTCTCCTCATCATAATAAAGTAAACGTTTTCTTGGAGTGTCCTTGGAAGCAAGGAAGTAGGTTAATGGATTCATTCCATTCTTCAAAAGATAAGTTCTATCTTTTGGTTCTAGCACAGATTTTCTTGTTGTTTTCATTTGATATAATTTAATTTATTAATAATAAAAAAGGGAGAGGCGCTAGGCCCCTCCCGATTTTTTCAATTATCCCTTGAAGATAACGAAGTTGTTAGCACCAAGTGTACAAAGCGCTCTTTCAGACAAGAAGTTAACTTGCATTGCATCAAGATCGCTAGTTGCAGCACCGCCAGCTGAACCAGTCATCCAAGTTTTGTATCTACGATCTTCAGCCTCAGAAGCTCTAAATCGAACGTGTAAGAACGGACGTCTAGCGTTTTTACCAAGAACTTGATCGTATACACTCATTGTTCCAGCAGGAACCAATACTCCGTTAACTACACCACCAACTAAACCACCACGAAGAGTTGCATCGTTAAGGTATTTCCAATCAGTTTTGTAGAACTCGTATCCTCTTCTGAATCCAGAGAAACCAAGGTTTAATGCCATCTCTTCGCTGTTGTCAAACAAACCATAAGATGTACCACCAGCTCCGTAAGAGTTTTGAGCAGCCAACATATCATCGATATCGAAAGAGAACTGACGATTTAAGAATAATACGTTTTCAGCGATAGCACCTTGCTTGTCAAGTCTTTGAATAATAGTATCAAAGTCAGCTAAAGAAGATGGGTTACCACCAGACCATACATTACCTCTAGTCTCAATAGAATCAAATAAACCTTGAGTACCAGCTGCTGATAATGTAGATGGAGAAGGATAAGAAGGAGCATTGTTTAAGAAAGCAGTAGCACCAGATGTTTGCTCAGCAGGAACTCCTTCAACCATTGTCATTTCAAGATAATCTTCAAAACGCAAACGAGTTTCATGCTCTGATTTCATGTACCATAAGTAACCTGTAGCACCATTTTCAGTAGTAACTTCTACCCATCCAATTTGAGCCATGTCAGAACCAGATACAGTATAGTTATCTTTGATGATAACTGGTTTTACTTCGTAGAATGTATCCTCAGCCTCTAATGATCCTTGCATACCACTTGTTCCTTTAGAGAACTCAGATCCATAAACAAATGCAGTAACTCCAGTAGTAGCAACACTAAAAGGAGAAGTTGCATTGTATGCAGAATCATAGTAAGCTACAGTAAATGTATTAGAAGTAACTGTCGTAATAATCCCCTTTGCTGATTCAGCAGCAACTTGTTGAGAAGATAAGAATACAGTTTGGTTAACTCTAAAGTTACAAGTACCAGTAGGTAAAGTGAAAACTTGAGTACCAGAAGAAACTGAACCAAAAGTCAATCCTGTATATTTTGTATGCAAACGACCTTGCTCTGCCCATTTAATTAAGTCAGAGTTAGAAGGAAGTTCAGCACCAACCATACGCAAGAAAGATGCGATTGATCTGTTTCCGTAACGCTCAAATTCTTGCTCATAAGTATCAGGAAGATACTGATTTAAGAAGTTGAAGTTTGT